GTGCTGAACCGTATCGAACAGTCGTCGGTCGACATGGAGACAGGTGAGGTTGTCTTGTCCCCCAACCAAATGGTCATGAAGATGTTGGATTACCTCCAACCGTCGTATTGGCGAGTTGGAGCATTGAATAAAATCGGACTCAATCCCGATAACTATTGCGAGTCATCCGACCCTAAAATAAGTGTCATCATCAGAAGAGGTAACGCAGAATGAGTAAAGAAGTACTGAAGCAACTGTCCACACCGTTTCCCGAAGAACTGGAAGGAACCCTGAATAAAGGGGGAGTTGCCTTTAGGTTTGTTTCGGTCAACGAAGTAATCGCGCGCCTGAATGATGTTCTCGGAGTCGAGAACTGGGACTTCAAAGTCATCTCCTGCGAGCGCAGTCTTGAAGGGGGCGACAACATCGTCGCCCATGTTCGTCTGTCGGCACGCATCGGCGACAAGTCGCTCCAAAGAGATGCATACGGTGGCGCGGAAGTCAAGTCGAAAAAAAACGGAGGTCTCCTCGATTTGGGGAACGACCACAAGATCGCCATCTCGGACGCCTTGAAGAAGGCCGCTTCCATGATGGGGGTTGGTCTCTACCTCTACCGTTCCGAAGAAGCCCTTGCCCACGAGGCTCACTCTTCCGAGGATCCAGAAGTGAAGCAGTTGTACGACAACTTCACCAGCCTGATTGAGAAGTTCGACAAGGCCCAGAAGGAAGAAGTTGCGGTGTTCTGGAAGGGGCACGCTGGGGGGCGTCCCAAGCCGAAGCCCGAAGCCATGGGCAGCATTGAGGATCTGACAGCCCTCGTCCAGCAGTGTGTCGCGATCTCCTTTGGCGGAGAGGCCAAGAGTGAATGAGCCGGCCGCCAAGTGGCCGAAGAACTCCATGTACCAGTGCCCGTCGTGTGTTCGTCATTACCTGGGCGGAGGGTCCGCAGAACGATACGACGCATCCTGTAATGTCTGCGGCACCGCCATCGACCCGAAGGCAGACCGCATCAAATGAGTACCATCATGCAGACTCAGTTCGACACATTTACTCGTGAGGCGCTTCTTCGCCTCAGGGAAGAAGAGGCCGAGCGAATGAGACTGAAGTGGAAGGCAAAGGACAAAAAATCTAAATAAAGGTGAATGCAAGTGGATACTTTAAGTACGACGGGGATGATCCAGAGGTTCAAGCAGCGGGCTGACGCTGTACGCAAGCGCACCATGCCTCCGGTTGCGGGGGCTGAACGTAGAGAATTTGTCAAGCAGGCCGAACTCGATTATCAAGACTTTGCCCTGGTCGCTGACTCTGTAATAAGTTTGGACGGGGGAATCTTGACGATTGATTTACGGCCCGCCATCTGCGATGCCGCCATTCGCGGTGAAGGGCACCTGGAACGAGAAACTCAGGTCGCCATGGAGAACATCGCCAATGCCCTCCCGACCGATGGAAACCTGATCACCCCCGGAATGCTGGATTCCAAAGCAGACCTTCAAGCCCTGATCGACGGAACCGAGATGTTTAAGGTGGTTGAGACCATCGCATCGGTCAACGTAAACGAGTGTCCCGGTTCGACTCTGGGCGTGCCCGCCGCACCGGGACCTGCTGGTTTCAGTCTGACTCATGGGTATTTGGTATGACGGCTGTAGCGCCCCCACACCTGTCGCCTTCGTCGATGGGCACTTTCCGCCAGTGCCCTCTCAGATTCAAGTACAACAAGATTGACAAGATCCCCGACCCCTCCGGCAAGGAGGCGTTGATGGGGAACTTCGTCCATGATGTGCTAGAGGGTCTCTACGGCTACGCCCCCGAAGACCGCACTCAGGATCGCGCCCAGTCTTTGGCCCGGGAGGTATGGGACAACGACAACTGGGGGGAAAGAGTGCAGCCCCTCGTTCCAGACGCAGAGGAATATCGGATGTTCCGCTGGAAGGCCTGGTGGTGCATCGAGAACCTGTGGAAAATTGAGAACCCAGAGGAAATAGAACCCGACGGTTTGGAGTATGAACTCAACGGGGAAGTATCCGGAGTGAACCTCAAGGGATTCATCGATCGCTTCACTATGGACGAAGACGGTGGAATTGTCATTTCCGACTATAAGACCGGCAAGGTCCCACGAGCAGATTACGTCGATCAGCGATTTCTGCAACTGCGTATTTATGGAACGTTGGTCAATGCCTTAGGTATCGGACGGACCTCCAGTTTGGAACTGCTCTACCTCAAGGACGGAGTCAAGTTCGAAGTTCCCTTTAGTGAAGAAGACATCACTAATACGAGCGAGTATGTACGAAATGTTAAAGACGATGTAGATAAGGCATGCGCTACGGGAGATTTTCCTGCACAGAAATCGGTTTTGTGTGGATGGTGTAGTTACAAGGGGATCTGTCCACTATGGGCCAACTGACTGGAGAAAAGGTGAACACGATGCCTGACGAATTCTTTGCTCGGTTGGTTGCAGACGATGTGAAAAATCGCGTTACTGCACAGCAAAGAAAAGAGTTGCTGCTCGAAGAGAATTGGGATCGCTGGAAAAGGGGAATTTTGTGCCTTCTGGACAATCTCGAAGATCAAATTGAGAATATCGAAATAGATGCTCAGGCCGATGCGGTCAGGTATGGGGGCATGGGGCGGCCCGGCAAGCGTTTGGCGGACGAGGCCGCACGGGCCTACGACATGCGTAAAACCAAAGTCGAACGGTTCCGGCTGCATGTCGAACGTCGCCTGAGCCAAGTGGAAAGCATGATCAAAACGGGTAAGCCCATCTCCGAGAATCCGTGGGAAACGGTTGACTTCTATCGTCGAGCAATCATTACACATCGGAAGATGCTCAACGAACTCGATCTGGAGGATACGGCAATCGACCGAGCCCTGTGGGCTACTCTCGAGAACCGCTGGGACTTCGATCGGGTAGATCCGCTGACGCTTTAGTAGGAGTAGATTTCAATCATGCGCAGCCGCAGCAAGAAGAAACAACGTGAATATGTTGAGCGCCGCAAACTGGTTAAGAGGATGCTGGAAGAGCGCCCATATTGCGAAGCCTGTCCTGTTTTCGCTGAACATGATGGGGCTGGCTCTTACGTTCGCAACGGCAGCGTCGATATCCACGAATTGAAACGCCGTTCTCAGGGGGGATCCATCACAGATGAATCGAACTGCATGGCGGTGTGTCGCAGATGTCACCAACGTATCGGTGACCGCCCCCAACTCGCTGTCGACTTGGGCCTCGCTAAAAAAAGTTGGATGCCATGAACATTCTCGGACTTGATCCGTCGCTTACTTCAACGGGAATATGTGCCGGCGATAACCACGGTGTCGCATATCAGTCCCGCGAAGAAGATGCAGCGCGGCTGGTGGACATCCGCGACTATGTCTTGCGAATGTGTCTCGAAAATGATGTCAAGTGCGTGATCATGGAGGGCTACTCTTACGGGTCGCGTACTCGAGCGCACGCCCTGGGGGAACTCGGTGGAGTGCTAAAAGTGGCGTTTAACGAGGCATGGATTCCCTATGTCCTCGTGCCCCCCACCTCGCGAGCCAAGTTCGCTACCGGTCGAGGGAACGCCGGCAAGGCTGAGGTCATTTCTGCTGTGTCGTTTAAGACCAACAGATCATGGTCGGGCAAGGGCATCGAGGATCGCATCGATGCTTGGGTGCTTCATGAAATGGGTCTCGAATATCTTGGCCAGAGTCAGTACGAGTGGCCGGCGGAGAACCGCAAGGCTCTTGATGGTATCAATTGGGAGCCATTACTGATGATGATAGGAGTGGAGAACGGTGAACCGATCACAACCGATTAGTCAGGTCGACATTGAGAATCAACTCATGTACCTGATCGAATCGTTGGAGAGTGAGACGGAAGCCTTCGAGCAGTTGGCGGAAGATGCTGCAAAGAAGGAGTCACGGTACAAGGCCAGTTGGGCCAAAGAGTACCTTTCGGCTAAAGGGTCAATCAAGGAGCGGGAGTCGTGGGCTGACTACAAGTTGGCCGACACGCAGTTTGACTTCAAGTGCGCCGAGGCTCTCGTCAAGGCTAAACGGGAGAAGTTACTCTCGTTGCGAACCTCGATTGACGCCATGCGAACCCTCAACGCAAATGTCAGATTTCAAGTAGGTCCGTGATGGAACACAACGTGAACGAGTCGTTGAAATCCCTGCTTGTTCCTCTGGATTCTCTTACTCCGTTGGAACATAATCCACGGGTTGGAAATGTCCCAGCGATCATGGCTTCCTACGAGGAGTTTGGTCAAGTCAAACCAGTTGTGGTGAGACCCAATGGCGATGGCATGTCAACCGTTATTGCTGGGAACCATCAGGTCGAAGCAGTGAGGCGTCTCGGATGGACGCATATTGCTGCCGTGCCGATCGATGCGGACGACAAGCGAGCGGTTGCATTTGCTCTCGCAGATAACCGAACAATGGAGTTGGGGCATACGGATTCGGCGGAGGCGGCCGAGATGATCGTTCAAATTGTTGATGAGTACAACGATTTGATGGAGAGTCTCCAGTGGGATGATTTCGAAATCGCTTACTACGAAGAACAGTCCAGGAGGGGAAAATCTGACGATGGGGATGAGGTTGGTTTTATCATCCCGGGGATTACGGAAGTGGTTGGGGCCGCAGCCGAAATGTTGGCAGGGATGGTCCAAGAAGATGAAGATGGGACACGACAGATTGTTGCCGACGATTCGGTAGACCATGCCGATGTGGCGGTTCAAGGAAGCACGGCGGTAGTGCCGGGTGCCGCTCCGCGGGCAGTGGTCCAATACACGATCGTTTTTGACGATGCCGACCAGCAGAAGCGGTGGTACGACTTCATCAGATGGCTTCGAAATAATCCAGGTTATGACGGAACCACCACAGGGCAAAAGATTCTCTCATTTATTGATTCTCATTCAGAAGTATGAGTCGTCAGAGAATGTTCCTCGACATATCGTGTGTCGAGGCGGCCCGACAAAGAATCCGGCACGTTTACGACACATTTGACACCGTCTGCGTTCAGTTCTCCGGGGGCAAGGACAGCACGGCGGCTTTATACCTAGCCAAAGAAATCCATGAAGAACGTGGCCTGGGTCCAGTAAAAGTCATTTTCCGCGACGAAGAAATGGTCAGCCCGCTCGTCGAAGAATACGTCAACATGGTTCGTCAATTCGACTGGGTTGACATGGAGTGGTATTGCTTGCCTGTTGGCGCGGAGATTTGGGTGTTGGGCCGCCGACAGTCTTTGATCATCTGGGATGAAGAGCGGGCAAAAGAAGGAAAACTGGTACGCCCCATACCCGACTGGGCCATCACCGCCTTTCATTTTGGGTTAGATCATTCCAAGCCCTTGACCAAACCCATGGACGAATACATGATGCAGGGCAAGGCCGGTCAGGTCGCTTTTATTACCGGAGTCAGGGCTTCCGAGTCCATGATTCGTTACAGGTCGGTTGTCCAGAAGTTGAACGAGAATTACATTAATAATCCTTACAAATTGAGCAAGAGCGTTCCCCTCAAGTTGGCCAAAATCATTTACGACTGGAACATTGATGACGTGTTCCGGTTCATTTCGGAAGAACACAACGCGCCCTACTGCGAATATTACGACCGGGCGGTGGTGACCGGATCCAATACTAGAGTCGGAGTTCCACTGCACGCTGTTGCTGCCCGCCGCCTCGGCGATTTGGTAGCAACGGAACCAGAGTTCTTTGATCGTCTTTGCGAGTGTTTTCCACAAATAGATGCCCAGCGGCGATGGTGGAAAGATGTTGACGTTGACAAGTTCATCGCCCTCTATTCCGAGAACGGTTGGGAGGGTGTTTCGGAATTCATTGATGCCTACATGATCGGACCCGGTAATACTCAGCGGGCTAAGGCGTTGACTGCAGAGTTCCGTCGCAAGCATGCTCGTGATCCATATTCGTATCCATTCGAAAACCTGTTGCGTCACTTGCTGCTGAAGGAAATTGGTAGCGCCAGGTCAGTAACGCCGGTCGGGCCAAAGACGCGAGCGCATACGCTCCGGTTGAAGGAGAATGAAAATGGAGATTGAATTGGTCGAGGGTGAATCCCTCAACGTTCCCGACTGGGGTGCCACTCATATTCTGAGGCCCGATCTGCTGGTCTTGGCGCGGTCCATCGCCGAACACGGAGTTCTTGCGCCACTGGTGGTGCAGCGGGAGGGATCCAATGTCATCGATGGAGCACAGCGCCTGCGTCTCTGTTTGGACAATGCTGCCCTTAACGAGGCGTGCGAGGGGAAGGTCCCCGTGGTGTGGATCGACTGTGACAACGCGGAAGCGATGATCTTGCATATCCAAATCAATCGAGGACGTGGGGCGGTGGTAGCCCACAAGTTGTCCAAATTGATCAAGACACTCAAACGTGTCATGCGTATGACCGACGCTCAATACAAAGATTTATTCAATATGAAATTTGATGAACTCGAGTTGTTGTTAGATGGTTCGATCATCAAGCACCGGAAGGTTGCGAACCATAGGTATTCTCGGGCGTGGGTTCCGGTAGAGGCTCCGCCGGGGACGACTGACAGCGATCTGGCGATTCGTCGTAAGGTCGCTATAGAGAAGCCACCCAATCCCGACAGGTAGTGAATGGTAGACTCTTACTTAGATTCGAATCCTGTAGGAGCCTCTATGAAGTTCGGTATATTCAGTGGATTTAGGCTGCTTGTAACGCTCATGTCGTTGCAGCCTTTTTGGATCCAAACCAATTGGGCCGACCGGTTCAAACTGCGCTCGGGTCTAACTCGCCGTTTGGCAAGTGCTGCTCTCAGGCGGAGGACTTCAGGACGCAGAACCGAGAGCGTAAGAGATCTGACGCGTGCAGCGCTGCGGAATAGAAGGTCTGGATCGTAGTGACTTGCCTGCGAGGATGGTAGAAACGCATGGCATTAGTAACCAAAGCCGACATTGTCAAATATATGGACATGACTCTGAGTCCCTTGCAAGAGGACTCGGCTGATGTGATTTTGGCGGGTCTACAGTCTGAGATGGAAACCTATTTGGGTCGCCCGCTTGAGGTCAACACATACACGGACGAGGTGCATGTGATGGAATCCGATCATGTCGGCGTTCCCATGGGCTCCTTTTTCTACAATTATGACTCTTCTAGCGCTGTCTCTGGCGCCTGGCCCACCGTCTCGACCTTTACCGATCCGCCCGAGACGGTGTATCTCCGCAATAGTCCTATCGTAACTGTTACATCTGTTACGCGTAGGGGTGCGTCGGCTTCTGCCACTACGGACACGTTGGTGGAACATACAAATTATGTCATTCGCCGTTACGGAATCGACGTGTACGGCAGCCTGCCCAACGACAAGATCACGGTCACCTATACGGCAGGCTTGCTGGGTTCCGGCATCCCGATGTTCAAATTGATGATCTTGCGCGCTGCGGCTCGAGAGATGCAGAACATGCACGATGATGTTGTCGGCATCAAAGATCTCGATCCGAGAGAAACCACTCTGGCGGAAATCGGTTTCATGGAAAAAGAATTGCTCGCCATTAAGAGATACCGGCGCGTAAGGGTTTCGTAATGCGGATCGATATTGATGTCGAATACGACGACGACGAAGCCCAGAACAAAATCGATGCGATACAGCGCCGGGGTAAGAACTTCAAACCTCCCTTAGAGGAAATCCGCGACGAGTTGCAGAAAGCCTGGACCGGCAACTTCATGGCCAATGGTCTTGCCGTGGGAGGTTGGGCTCCGCTGGATGCAGAATACGCGTCTTGGAAGGCTGTTCATTTCCCGGGAACGCCACCGCTCGTCCAGACTGGAGAACTTTTCAAAGCCATCTCCACTTTGCGTGGAGTAGAGATTGACATCGATCGCCACAAAGCCGAATTCAGCCTCAACAATATTCGGATAGCAAAGTTTCACCAGTATGGAACAGAACACATGGCCAAACGTGAAATCATTTTTGAACCAGCAGGCGCGAACAGGCGTTGGGGCAAGATGATGAGGGAATACCTTGAAGACGGCGGGGACGGAGATCTGTTGTAATGGCACTTCCTACACTTCGATTAATGCACGGTGCACATTTTGCGAAGCAGTTTGTCACCGACTATCTGACTGGGGATCTTCCTGCTCGCGTACTCGATTACAGAAATGGCTGGGGAGGGCTCACGGACGCGGAACTACCTCTTCCTGTCAAATATCTCAGTTACGAACCCGTGGCATTGGACAAGTGGCCCACCATCATTACGGTTGCCCTCTCGACAAACAACTTGGAGCGCGTCGGTTATGGCGGCGGAAGCACCGTTGCTTACGGTATGGACCCCGAATATCGGGTGGCATACAACATGAGAACTTACATTTGGTGTCGAGGTGGCAACTCGGAAAGCGCAACGCTGATTCGTGACCGTCTTACAACTGTTGTGCGTTCAGCCTTGTTGGATTATCCAAGCCTCAAAGCCACTGACCCTTCTCATTCCTTCCGGGCAGAGATTGACGAGTCGGGTATGAGGGAAGAATTTTCAGACCTTACCCCTCTAAAAGGTGAGCGTTTTTTGGCTGGTGCCTATTTAGGGTATGAACTCTCCCTTGATGAAGTTGTGATGCGTAAGGCCTATGGCACAGTTGACGAAGACGGAGTTTCCTTCGGGGTTAAGAACGTCGGTCTGTCGAAGGACACTGCGGCTGGAGCGGCACTTCAGGAACTCTCACTCGCGACCGCCCCTGTTCAGGGTGGTGCTTCCGAATGATGCCCATTGTCGAAACCGACTGCATCTGCAAAGAATTAACCAGCGCTCTTGATCCGGATGCCTTCGATTACGAACGCGCCAATGCTGTGGTAATTTACAACAACAGCGGATTCATCCTTACGACTTGTGGGTATGGACACAGGGTGGCCATTTTTGCTTTAGGGCTGTGTTCTCCCGATCACCCAAACGTTGCGGATGCAATCGAACGTGGCTTGGTGGCAGTCAAGAGGAAGTATGATTCCTTCGGACATCCTGTAGGCGACTGATAAGGTACAATCTCATCATGGCGAATAAAACTTTCAAGCATTCAGATCATGCATCCCACCTCGACGATCCTGCCGGATTGACCTGGGTGCGAAACCCGACTATGGCCTCTTGCACGGTCACCAGCGAAGGTCATGTTCTACCATCAAAGACCTGTGGTGGAATGTCATCAGTAGATGACATCACTCGGGCACTCATCGAAAACAAAACACTTATCCCCTGTTCAGCCCCTGCCACTGATAGAGGAAAGCCTCGCGAAAAAGAGGTAAAACGGCCCGACGCGAAGAGTAGCGCCGGCGATACCCAGGAAGAGAAGTCAGATTAACGCACGGACTTCAGAAGGATGACTCTTCGGGGGCTCCATAGTGGTAATCTTATGGGTAGTAGTTGCACGAAGACCCCATAAGGTCCTCGTACAATAATAGACGAATATCAACGGGACGGTTCATATGCCTGGTGTCACGATTTCAACTGCAGTCCGAAGTGGTCCAATAGGGAACACTATTCGGCCATCCTCACAGGCTTTCTTTTGTGGACTCGCCGATCGGGGTCCGACAAACAAAGCCACCCTTTGTGCCAGCCTTGTCGACTTTGAGTCGGTCTACGGCCAGTACCAGTCCTATGCGTATCTTCACTCAACTGTGGAAACCTTCTTCGAAGAGGGTGGCACACAGTGCTGGATTAGTCGCGTAGCCGGCCCGGCAGCCACTACGGGGTTTGTAACCCTGAACGACGGAACCAACGACACGGTTACGTTCACTGCCAACGGTCCCGGTGCATGGAGTTCCGGTCTGTCAATCACCACGGCTGCTGGCAGCGTTGCTAACAGCAGGACCGTCACTCTTGCTCTCAGCGGCACAACGATTTTCGTAGCCTCGGACACTACGGCCACCGATCAGATCGTCAGCAAGTTCACCAGCAGCCCTATCGCTTCCTACTACGTCACCGTGACTGACGAAGGCGGCGCACTGGTTGACATCTTCGCTAACGCCCAGTCGCTGTCAGCAGGCACCGATGATCGCGCCAACGTGACCTCTGCACATTACGTCACCGGTCTGACGAACTTCAACGACGCCTACGGGGTCGGTGCGGTGGCTTGCCCGGAGTCAGAGGTTCAGGCCGTATACCAGGGCCTGCTCTCTCACGCCAACTCTCACAACCGGATCGCACTCATCCACTCGGCAGCGGCACAAACTTCCGCTCAAGCCGAAACGCTGGGAATCACCATCCGAAGCAACGAATCGAACGGTGAACACGGTGCGTTGTATTGGCCGTGGGTCAATGTCCCAACTGCCCTCGCCGGTGTCACTCGCAAGATCCCACCGGATGGATACGTTGCAGCCTGTCGGGCACGCGCCCATAACGGCAAGGGTTCCCATCAGCCGGGCGCTGGCATCATTTCCGTAGCCCGCTGGGTGGCCTCTCTCGAAAGCGAAGCCAACTCGGCGGTCGGCAACGCACTGGACTACGACAATGTCAACGCCCTCCGGGTCATTGACGGAGCCGTTCGGGTCTACGGTGCACGCTCCCTGTCAAATGACACGAGCAACTTCCGGTACATCACCGCCCAGGACACAGTCAACGGAGTCGTTTACGAGGCCAACAAGTCTCTCGAAGACTTGGTCTTCAGTGTTATCGACGGCCGAGGCAACATCTTCGCAGCGATTGCGGCCAGGTTGATAGCCATTCTGGAGCCACGCCGCACCTCGGGGGCCTTGTACGAAGCCTTCGATGCACTGGGCAGGCGAATCGACATGGGCTACACCGTCAAGTGCGACAAGAGTCTCAACCCCGCGACACAGTTGGCGGATGGACTCGTCAAAGCAAAGATTGGCGTTCGGGTGTCTAGTGTCGGCGACCAAATCAATGTCGACATAGTCAAGAGCAACCTCACCACTTCAGTGGTGTAGACGGAGGTACTTAAATGCCACACGGTGGACCACAAAAACTTTCACAGCGCCAGATCGTATGTTCGATCACTCCAGCGGACGACATCTCCCCTTCGTGGGGTGAGTTTCTATTCGCTCAGGTTTCCGGTGGTGAAATTACCGCAGCCGTAGAGAAGGTCTACGAAGGTGGAGCCGAGCACCCATCTGTGCTATGCGCCCCTTACGAAATCGGTGATATTACTGTCACGGCCCACATGGACGACAAAGAAGAGCAGAGCACGGAACCTGGCTTTGGTGGCCAGGGCGTTGCTGCCAAACTGGCACTTCTGAGGCCAAAGGTCGGGCGGGCTTACTACACGCTCAACGTGTACCTGACGGACTGCGACATCACAATCACCGGAACTGACCGGATCTACACCAGTGCGCTACTGGTAGGTATCACGGAGCCCGAAGGTGATGCTTCTTCGGGAGCACCAGCAACCTTCTCGCTAACCTTCGCCTGTCAGGGTGTTACTTCAGACTTGGCTTCACACTAAATCTTTCCGACTTTCGGTAGTTGCTGTGAGCAAGTCGCGGGTGTGCTAGTTTTTTGCCCATGAGCACTGAACTATACACAGACGAATCTTCTGAAGAAAAGCCAGCGGCAAAGAAGGCTGCCCCCACCGGCGCCCCAAAGGTCCCTGACATCCCAGAAGTCAGCATTCTCGAACGCCTCAGGGACACGATCTCCAAGGAAGTCGAACGATCTATCGTGTTGCTCGAAGTTCCCGAGCGTGAAGGGGTCATGCTTCGCATCAGCCCCAACATCAACCAATCAAAGATGCGCAATTGGCGCAAGCAGGCTGGTGAAGAAACCAAGAACGGGTTGGATCCAACCAAGTTCGCTTGTTACGTCGTTGGACATTCGACCGTTGGTGTCGAAATGGACGGCGAAGAAGTCATGGACGACGATGGTTATCCCTTGAACTTCGCTTCTTCCGTGATTCTCAAGATGACCGGTGCCGGCCGTCCTGTACCGGATGCTGTTCGCAACTTCTTCGGAAACGATCCTCACGTCGAATCGGCTGCTCTTGCCGTTTTGGAAGCCGCAGGGTTCTCAGACGTTGTTGACACGGTGGACCCTATGAACGAATCTTCACTCTCCTAGGGGAAGATTCGTACATAAAGTCTGCAGCGCGACTGTCAGAAGCGTTCTCTACTAGTCCTGTAGAACTCCTTAAATGTGACGATTTCGAATGGGCTGTTCTGTTGGCTTGTGCTAAAGTTATACAGGATGACCGGGAGAGACAAGAGCGGGCGAACAAGTAAAACTCCTCGTATCTAACCGGCTCTGAGTCCTCTCTGGAGCACATATGGCCGATGTAAATCTTGTAGTCAGAGCCCACCTGCGCGGCGAGCGAGAACTAAACAAGGCTGAACGCAAACTAGCCAGAATCGCTCTTGCGGCAAAAGCGGCCGACAACAACATGGCCAGTCTCGGCGCTTCTTCTAAGAAGTTCGGCCGGATCATGGAGCAAACCTCCAAACGGTTTGAACTAATCATGACCGACTGGGACAAGTTGGTCAAGGGGTTCGGCTCACTGATCACCAAGGTGCTTGGTGGGGCAACCAAGTTCATGGTTGCCGAATTCGCGCTAGTAGCGGCTTCAATGATTGTTGTTCACGGCCTGTTCAAAATTGGTCGATGGTTAATGAAGGGGTACCACGGCGCCATCAAGATGATGGCCGGTGCAGCAGCGGGCGCTGCCGCTGCCCTGTCAGTTCTTTCTGCCGCTATTCGTGAGCAGCAAGCCGCCATGTTTTCCTACAAGGGTCTGGAACGGAATTACAAGGATCTCAAGGGTGGGATCGCTGCCGTAAGAATGGAAATGCGTGGCATGGCCACGGATGTGACGATGGCCGCTATGGGCATTGAGAACCTCAACACCATTTTTGCTGGTGCTAGTCAACGAGGCACTTTCAACAAGGGTCTGACCAAAGGCTTGATGGATATTGCTGCAGCGGGTCAGCCGCTTGAAGCAGCAGCGAAGTGGCTGGGTGAAGTAGTCGGTCTCCTGACTGACCCCAAGGTGAACATGGGTGAAATCAGGAAATCCTTCGAGGGCATGGGCGAGTTGGGGAAGAAGACCTGGGAGACACTCCGGAAGCGGGGTATCAACTCGGTCGAAAAAGTAAAGAATGCGATCCGAACTGGTCTCATATCTGAAATCGCTGGCGTTGAGGGTCAATGGGATGCGGTTTCTGGAACATTGGTCAGCCGATTCAAAGCGGCTTTTACTATTATTCGTACCGATTTTGCTGATATCGGTGATGCTTTCCTCGGAGACGTAAAAGGGTCTCTTGATGAAGTGACGATTATTTTCCGACGTTTGCTGTTCAAGATTCGTGCTGATGTTGTCAGGTTTGGGAAGGGCGGTCTTCTCGGTGGCATGGTGTCGGCCATGGAGAAGATCGAAAGCGGAATGGTCAAACTTATGACCAAGTGGCTTCCCAAAGCGGAGGGCATGTTCGGGCGGATAGCCGATTGGTGGGGTCGGTTTACTGACGGGTGGAAGAAGGTCACATCTTCTCTTGCTCCGTTGCTGAGTGCCGCTCGAGTTCTTGAAGATATGTTCATGAACATTCTTCGTCCGATAGGTGATTATTTCAGCAGTTCATTTAAGAACCTGAGAATTTTCTTGATTGATTCGAAGAAGGATTTCTTGGCGCATGGCACTGCGATCGGGAGTCTTCTTGAGGCACTACTTGGTTTTAAAACGGCATGGACAGAAATGTTTCAAGACGCCATGCCGTTTATCAACAAAATGATCGATGGTGTAACCCAGTTGGTTGAAACGTTTACCAGTTTTGCCAAAGGAGTTAAGGGGTTGGTTGGTGGCATTACGGGGGGGAGATTTTCACCGCTCGGCAAGGCGGAAGGGAAGAATCCGGGATTAGGTTCCGCATTCACGATGATGGCTCTGAGTCAGGCGTTCAGGGGGGCGAAGAACACGAAGGGGACATTTGTAGAAAAGGGGCTTGATCTAAAAAACCTCAACAACATGACCGTGACTGCCGCAAATGTCAACATTAACGGTGCACCCATGGGCGCAGGCGGTGGCGCAGGCGGCGGCGGTAAGGCTCTTGCTGATTACGGTTACGCCCCAAGCGCCGCAGTCATACATGCAACAAGGAATTCAACACTCGGACTTGGTGGTGGCGCAGCAGCAGCAGCAGGTGGCGCAGCGGCAGCAGGAGCAGGTGGCTGGGGTGCAATAGGCGGCAGCCTTGGCGTTGGCGGCGCAGCAGTCGGCCCTCGACTCTTCGGTGCGAACGACTACAACACTGCCGATAAATATCAATTTGGTCCGCCAGGCCAGGGTGTCATGAGACCTGGCGCTGGTAGTGGAACGGGTTACACCTCCCCGAATGAACAACTCTCAATGGATACCTTGCTCGGCGAGCAGGCCGCCACGCCGTATTTCAACGAGGGCACGATGCGCTTCCATCGTCGCGACAAGGAGTTTGGTGCCGGGAACATGGTCCCGAATGCGGTGGGAATGGCGTCGCTAGGGCTGTCGCCCTCGGGCGGCGTTCTTGAGGAGTACATGAAACCCCAGGGGGCCGCCGAGCAGGGATCTTTGTTTACATCGGATATTGGTGCGGCAGCCCCCGGCACCGGGCCTGGAGGATTCGTTGAGCCCGGCTTTAGTCGAACCGCCCTCGCACCCAGCGCGGCCGACAGACTCAAGCGGGAGGTTGCCGGGGGTGGGGGACTGGCCGCATCGCTGGGTGGTGCTTATGGCGACGGAACCGGTGCTAATGGACTCGATTTCAGCCAAATGACTCCGGGCCAACTGAAAGAGGTAATACGGGCGAACGAGGAAGTGGCCCGGCCGGGTGGCGGAGTGGAAAGAAATCCGTATTACGGGAAGAGTGTAGGAAGGTCCCTGGCGGGTGCTGCGCGCGGCAAGGCGGGCCGAAAGGCATTGAGGGGAAACCTCAAGGCGGCGTGGCAGCGAGAAAAGTTGATGAGCACCACTCGGTTAACGAGTGACCCGACAGGCCCCAAAACGCTCAGACAGAAGATGAGAACTAAAGCGATGCGACGGCTGGGCGCCGGCAGTGCTCGATCCGCCCAGATCAGAAATAAAGTGGGAAGTGGATCAGGTTTTGGCACGCGCATGGGTGTGGGCATGGGCATGGGTGTGGCGAGCGGCTTCATGAGTGACGAAGCCCAAGGGGCAATGAACCTTGGTTCCTCAATCGCCATGATCAATCCCCTGCTGGGTGCCGCCGTTGGTCTTGGTGGTACCGCTCTGAAAGCACAAACAGCGGCGGGGGGAGCGATGGCCGGTGCTGGTGCCGGTGCCGCTCTCGGTGGAATGATCGGCCCACAGGGCGCTGTCGTCGGCGCCATCGTTGGCGCCATAGCGGGAGGCGTTATGGGGCACTTCGGCAAAGGCAAAGCCGCCAGAGAAAAAGTTGAAGCAAACGCCAGAGAGACCGCCAGCGAGATTTGGGGAGGGATGATTTCGGGTATCGACAATGCCCGGGCAGGAGGAAAGGCGTTTACCGGAAAACGGATGAAGCGTGTCATGAATGTCGACCGAATGGGCGGCCTCATCACGAGCGGCAACGCAGCCAATGCTCTGCAGAGGAAGGGCGGCAGGCAGTGGGATGAGGAGGCCGGAAAATGGGTTGACCAGACAGAGAACGAACGGGCAGGTCACGCCGCCCGACAAGCAGTCGTGCAAGATATTTACAACAACCAAACCAAGTTTGGCGTCTCAATGACGACAGATGAACGCGACGAAGCCCTTAAACGGCCGTTCGAATTCTTGGATGAAATGCTGCCGGAAATAACAAAGCATCACGGCGTAGCGACCACTGTTCTAGACAAGTACAGCAACCGCATGGAACACATGACAGGCATGTTTGATGTTTCGGAAGAGAAACTTCTCGAAATGGCAGGCACCGTTGGTGTCAATCTGTATGACGCAGCCCAAAGTACTACAGAGATGATTAAACAACTTTCTGGGGCATTGATGCAAACCCGAGATGCCATCAATCAAATCTTCGAAGACCAGATGGCTACAACCTATGAATCGTTGGATGTGGACGCCAAGGCGTTTGAGGCGTCCATTGCCATGGACGAAAGCGCCAGGGCTTGGAAGGAAAAGGTTGACGCTGGAGATGTAGGACAGGGGGACGCTGAACGATTCCTTCAGGATCAAATGGGTTATGCCATAGATCTCGCTAAGGGCGACTCGATGGCCGGGGAGGCCATGTTCAATAGGTTGTTTGCTAACGATAAGGCATTCACTCAGACGAACGGTGTTCTCGCAGGAGACAAGTACCGGTCGTCAATTATGACCGGGAATATCCCGGGGATTCTCGCCGATCAGGCGTCCACGTTCGATGAGCGGAAAGTGTCTTCTCTTAGGCGGTCGGTAACTGGCAATTTGATGGGGGCTGGCGTTGAAGGCACTTTGAAGCAAGGCGTCATGCAGGACCTGGACTTCCGTAGCCAGCAGCATCTCGCCCAGATGTTTGCCGGGATGACCGCATTGGAAACGGGGGGGGAGTTCAAAGACGACGACGGCAATCTTAACGCTGCAGGTCGGACCCGGCTGAAGGACTCTCTCAATGACATTCTTGGTCCGGGTGCCATAACTAACCTCACTGCACTTAAGGAAGGCGTAGGGACGGAGGCGTTGTCAGGGGAAGACATGGCTGGCTTCGCCGACACATTCAAAACCAGCGTGGGAACGTTCGAAGTCGCTGTCAAAGATCTCGCTGCCAAACTGAGTACGGGCGACACAAAGCATCCGATGGGTGATACGTCAAGCGCTATGGCTGGCACTCTCGCAGCGCACGATCGCATTAGCGGGGGGCTGGCCGGGAAGCGCACCATTACGTCCGGATACCGCAATTACGCTCTTGGGTCCAGCAACTCCGACCATGTAACCGGCAGGGCTCTAGACCTTGTGGGCGACAATCTTGGGGCTTACCAGCAGGGCATCAAGAGTGGTGGGGGGTACGCGGAGTTCCACGGCATGGGCGACTCCCGGCATCTGCATACCGTGCCTGCCGTTGGCGACACTTCATCGTCCCAGGGGGGAATGGGAGGCGGGTCGAGTACCAACAATTACACCATTAATGTGACTGGTGGACCTAACGCGAATTCACAAGAAGTGGCCTCGATGGTTATGAATGAGATTCAGAATTTGAACAGATCTAATCGGGAGAGGTCGTAATGCCGAAAGGAAGATATGGCGCCCGGTGGCCCACGGTTGAACTGACGGATTCGTTGGTCCCCGGACAGTTGAAGTGGCCCGCTGTCATCTCGGACGACCCAACGAACTCCGGCAATCAGTATTTGGTTGATTCTGCTCCCACCGAGTTGTCGTTTATTTCCCAGGCTAATAGTGGCATGTACAGCGACGTGCTTGGCAAACTTTACCGGGCAACCGATTACGAGGGATTGCGCGGAACATATTTCATACGAGACGGTGTTGTTAATGAAAATACTAGTGCCCTGCAGCGTTATCAGTTGTGGGAGTGGATTGGATGGGCGGCTGACAAGTACTTAGATCCTACAGATATTGCTTTTATAAACGGCTTGAACGTTGAACATGCAAATCGAATGGCCAAAAGAGCGGAGGAAGCGGGTTTGCCGGCTGTGAGAGAGATGTATTTCTGGGACGGTCACAGCAGACATGATGATGGCGGTCTCAAATTCTCTTTGTATTACACGGATGGTCAGGGTCAAAGAACAACTGGAGTGGGAACGGTCGGCATTGACTTCTACGAGATGCTAAGCAGCAGCGTCGCCGACGATTGGGTAAAGGATGTCCAGGCTGGAGTCCGTGGTCAGGGGCGAAACCCCGGGGGTCGTCGTCTCAATCCCGATGGAACACGACCATGGGAAAGGCAGCGGGCTGTGCCTGGCGCCGAGGATGACGCAGGCGAAAATTCTGCGGAGGAGGCCTATCAGAGGGTGTACGCAACAACCCTGGCGTGGCAACGCTTGTCCGAGTTTCGTAGGATTCATGCCTCGGTTGGAGCCCAGAAGCGTCGGCAGCGAACAGGTTTGGGTAACTTGGGCGATGGAAACGTAGGGTTCGTGGACACTGAGGCGACCAACACTATGTACGAAATCTATCGACCCCAGATGCTGGACGCAGTTTCAACTGTTTTCAAAAGTATTCAACTGGGTGGAATTGGTGGTTCTCCGGACCATGTTCAAAGCCGGATCCAGGCAATGCTTCGAACCAAGTTGCTATCTGAGGGTTTTACTTCCGCTTGGATTGAAGTCTTCTACGCTGAAGAACAAATCGAAACCATCACTCCGGAAGGATTTGATGTTTACGGAATGGATCAGGGTAGGCGGCCGGTTGTCGCCGGAAGCGATCCTGGTACCAGGAACGACCGGACAAACCCGGGGGATTACACGACTTACCCCTATGTGGCTCCGCTGTCACCACCGGCTTCACGAGTCGTCGTGCACGCGCCCTTTGGTTACCTTGTGCCGCCGGGGGGAACCTCTGGTCCAAGGGGCGGCCCTCCAAACACTCAGTTGGATCATTGGACTAAGCCTCAGTTGTTGCAGAGATACCCGCATGACTACAGTTTTGCCAACTACACGTTGCATACGTTGAATCCTCGGATTGCGAAAGATGAGATATTCTATTTCGATTATGCTCCAAGTAATGTTTCTTATCAGGGGCTTGGAGCCCAGTGGGTTGAGGTTCCTCGATCTGGGGATCTTCCCATCGTGGAGTTTTCTTCGTGGTCTCTTATGAAAGTTTCTATGGATTTTCTGATTGCTAATACTGTAACGTCAAGCATGGGAGTCTCGCTTCCGGATGGTCTTGTCACCGGAATTTATGAAAAAATAGAAGTTCTTCGGCGAATGGCACAACGGCCATATCCGATTTCTGTTTTCCACTTGGATCAACTTTTGAGGGTTTCCATGAGACGCGCTGAGACAACTGGCAAACCATTGGAGTTTGTTATCAGTGATCTTTCTATCAGTTCTATGCGTCGTACAATCGAGGCGGGCAACAAGGAAATCACGACTGCACAAATCAAGTTGACTTTGCAGGAGATGCCTGTCGAATCGATTAAGTCGGTTCGGTTTGGCAAGCCCAACATTGTGGTTCCGTTGATGCCGAGTGACGCATCTAATGCGGCGAAGGATTCGGCAGTCGGCCCGTCACCGGAGGCCCTCAAGGCGATTGAGGCCCGAGGTAGCCAAGACGTTGACCCGGAGGTGTATCAGGCTTGGGCGAGCGCGAACCCGGGCCAGGCGAGCAATACGACCATCAACAGCAGTGGAGGCCAGGCCGCCATCGACTACGACGGTTACGACGAGTGGGGGTCGAGTCAATAAATGCCCGACATCGACATGCCGTCGTCGGCGGTGGCGAGAGATTCTGGACTCATCTGGAACGAGGGTCAGATAGACGCGGGAATAGATGCCGCCATACTCTCCGTCAACGTCAGTTACAGCATGTCTTTATGCGCTCAGGTGAACGTAACTGTTCACGATCCCGCTTTCCATCTTGCAAAGAACAACTTTTTTTGGGTCACGCGCGATGTTTGGTACCGCTCAAAACAGATTATGGCATTCGAGGATCCGCTCTTTAGTGGTCAAACTTCGTACTTGACTCAGGCGTTTGAGATTGGGAGATCCAGTCTGGGGCCGAGTCAGGGAGCGGGTGCGGTTTGGTCGCTAGAATTGCGAACGAAAGCAATCCAGCAGATGAAACGAGACCGGGGAAACATGGCGAATCCGAAGGGCGACCCGGCGGGGGATATTCCGGGAGTGGGCCACGTTTACGCGATAAATGCTGCGCGTAAATATGGACTGGTTCCGGTCGTCGAAGAAACCACTAAGGGCGACGACAGCGTGCAGACCATTCAACCCTTTAACCCAGACCCTACCGGGAGCGGGGAAGGGCAAGAAGGAACGAGCGTGTGGGACGCCCTCAAGGCGATGGCTAGCGCAGCAAAATTCGTGACTTTTGAAGCAGACGGTCAACTGTTTTTTTGTTCGCATAAGTTCTTGTTGGGGAAGTGGGGGACTTCGAGTACTCGCGTGCGGGTGATGAACCCGGAAACGAATACGAGACATTCGATGCTGGCGGCGTATTGTCCAGCGCAATGGCCCACCGATAAGGGGGCAATCATCCAGGTGTTGGCGGTGCCCACGTTGTCGAAATCTGATAATGACCCATTCGAGGTACAGGGGTCCATGATCGTTGATCGAACGAACGGGATGTCTCTTCGTCCTGGTATGACTATTCAGATGCAGGGCATCCCTATGTTCGGTCCCGCGATGGATGGTACGGATGATGGGCATAGTGGTTTGTATCTGATTACCAATGTCGACTACGACCATTTGGGAACTCAGCCGGTGAAAGTTTCGTTCACTTCGCCGACACGCGAGCGTCATTACATTGCTTGGCAGAAGGTTCACAACAATCCGTCTCTGTCCCCCGGAACCATGAGGTCTGCTAACGCTGGAAGCGGCCGACAGTAATGGCTTATACAAGTTTCCATGGTGGTTCATCTCATCCGGTTACTCCTGGTGCGGTTTATCGAGGAACAGTCAAAAAGGTTACGGATAATGGGTTATTGACTATCACCGTTGCTCGTTTGGGTAATCAGGCTTTTTCGAAATGCAACGCGTTGCGTGGCCCGGAAAGCAATCCGTATCTTGTTGACGATCAGGTTCTCTGCGTTTTTCTAAACAATGAACTTAGTGAACTGTTTGTTTTGGGGCGTTTTAATTACAAGGTTGATGTAAACAATCCGGACTTCAACCCCGAGTTGGCTGGCTCTTTCTCTGCGTCTGAGCGGACCCCTACAACATATCGACATGTTGGTATCAACATTCACGATCCTACATATCCGTTGCATGTCGGTGGGCAGACGCGGCAATGGTCCTCTCAGATAAGGGTTGAGGCCACTACCCACCCGGATTCTAATAGGGCTTCGATTCTGTTGGACCGGACTTCACTACTCGGCGGCGGAGCATCGGGCAAGCGTGGCGATTTTGCTGTCTACGACGGATTTTCATCCGGGTGGACAATTGAACATAGCGGATATTGGGGCACCGATGGTGGCCATTTCGGGAACTGGGAGGATGCCTTTTTCCGGGTCAGGGGTGCTAGTGGTGGTACCGGAAGGACCACGCCCGCTGGAGACCAGGAGCGATACTTCACGATCTATCCCACCTTGGGTGGTTTTAACACAGAGGTTCTCCAACTGTATTGGAGTGGTCATTCTGGCGGGGGGTATGGCTTTCTCTCCTTTGGAGATCCCACATATTTCAACTCAAATGTCGCTCCTGCGGGCTGGATTGAAAATTACGACCTTGGTACCAGCAGTTACCGTTGGCAAGACATCTACCTCATGAATCAGCCGAATGTGTCTTCTGACGAAACTCTGAAAACTGATATTGTTGACTCGGATTTAGGTTTAGATTTTATTAACGGACTACGTCCCGTGTCATTCAAGTTCATAGACGGTGGGGTTCGGACACACTACGGACTGATCGCCCAAGAAGTACGAGATCTGTTAGGTGACGTTGCTTCCGACACGGCCATCTGGACCGAAGAGACTATTTCAGCGTCAGATGCGCAACCTGAGAAACTGGATGAGGACGGCAAAGTCAGAATGCCAGCCTCACCTGCCGTCGAAGAACACACACTACAGGGACTACGGTACGACGAGTTGATCTCCCCACTCATCAAAGCCATTCAGGAACTCACTGTTCGGGTCAAAGCACTAGAGGGGTAGTAAGGTAAAATCTGGTTATGGACACAATCAAATTCCCCATCCAATTCGACAATACTGGACTCTCGAAACTGGTCGAGGGATCTAGTGACTATTTTAAACAGTTGCTTACACTCGCCATTATCACTGAGCCGGGCCGTCACCCGCTGACTCCATCGTTCGGTATCTATGACCCCTCATTCACCAGTCTAGACAAAGGCCAGTTCGTGATCCAAGCCGCACGCTATGTGCCAGAAGTCGCTATTACCGGAATCGATGCCGAGTTGAGCATAGAGGAAGAAGTTTCAGTTGTGTTCGGATTTAAGGTGCGAGACTAATGCCCGCTGATTTCAGTAGATATGTAGACCTGACAGCGTTTGATGCCGACCCAACAGACATCTATCTGGGGGCACTTCGGTTAGCGCGATTGACTCTTCCCGAATTTCGTCTACGTCAGGGAACCGTTGAGGACGCCCTCTTTCAGGCGTGCGCATACATGCAGTCGCTTAACGTGGCAGCGATCAACCGTGTCCCCAATCGTCTCATGGAGGGGATCTCCAGAATTGTTGGGGTAACCCGAGTCGAAGGCACCCGATCCAGCGTAGATGTCACCGTGTCGCTCAACGAGATTCCCGAAGTTGGACTCCCGTTTACGCTTGCCAAGGCGAGCGCATTCACATACGCAATTTCGTATCCAAGCGGGAACGTCGATTATCCGTTTATGACAACCCAAGTGGCAACCTTTTCGCATTATGCCGTTCGCGTGGCATCGACTGCCAACGTTGCCATTGCTACAGCGTTGACGAATGGTGACACCATTGATGGTGAGACTCTGGTTACCGGCGATCGTGTTCTTCTAAAAGATCAGACTGCTGGTGCCGAGAACGGGATTTATGTCGCTGTTGCCTCGGGGGCTGCGAGCAGGGCGGTCGATGCTGACACTGTTGCCGAACTGCCGCTGTTCATTTCCGTATCGGAAGGAACGGCAGGGGTTGGCACTGGCTGGAACATGACCAATGTCGGAGAAATTGTTTTAGGAACGACAGCCCTTGTCTTTGCGACCGGAACGTATCCGTCGAAGACCTTCACTTTGGTCTCCCAGAGTGTGGGCGTTCACCCCACTCCTACGGCCGGACAGATTGTGATATCAACGTCTGTTGCTCCGGAAATTCAAAGTGCGGTTATCGCAGCGGTCCCAGCCTTCACCGTGGGAACCAATCCTGAAAGCGATGCCAAATACATGGATCGCTGCGTGACGTACCTGCAGGGTTTGTCGTCGACCTCGATCACCACAAACCAATTGAAAATTTATATTCTTACCAATCATTCCGATGCGGTGCGATGCTCGGTGTACAACACCATGACATCGGCTGCAAGGGGATTGGATCAGTTCGGATCTGGACCGACAGTTAACGCTGGATATGTTCTTGCTGTCGTGTATGGACCCAACAGACTTCTGACCTCGGCAGAACGCACCGTGATTGAGATTGCGGCAGCCGACAGAACAAGTGCCGGTCTAACATTGGCGGTCGTGGATCCAGTGCTTATTGATCTTGAAATCGTTGCTGATGTGATCGTAGAGAAGCGACGGAATGCGACTGATATGCAAACCGATATTCAGATCGCCCTGAGGCGAAGCCTCACTCCAGGTCTCTGGGCAGGCGGGGTCGAGGCAATTATGGCTTCTGACATTATGAGCACCATTCGAAATGTCGACGGCGTGTCGTCCGTAACCAAAGCGACGGTCGTGCCGACAGCCGGCTCCGCCTCGGACACGGTGTACTCCGGCAACGATGCTGCGCTACTCAGCGCAGCGAATCCCAATGTCTACTTTGTGTCCGCTGGAACGCTGCCAGACCTAACCCTAGCGAACTCCACCATTACGGTCACCGTTGAGTCTTAATCATGGCCACGACTAGAAACTATTTGAGTCTTGCCAACCATTTAAATATCTACGATTCTGATTACAGCAGAGTAGACGCATCGGTTTACACCACGTCATGGCAGGCGCTGAACGCCACCATCAGGGTGACGGATACTCCAACAGCGATCATGGATATCGATTATTACGCGTTGGAAATTATGCCAACCAATCTAGGTAAGGTCACGCTGTATCTGAATAGCATATCTGTGCCCGAGTTTTTGATGGCTCGGGAAATGATATTTCACTGTCAAGTGAAGTGTGCTACTGATGTTGATACGACTACGTCACTGTTCGAAACCGGACAGCCAATGGGGTTGTTGACTGCCAACACGAAGAAAACAACCAGAGACCAGTTTTCAACTGTTCGCAGCAACATTTGGCCACTCTTCCGTTACGAGGGCGACAAGACTGGAACGATCGAACTTGATTTTGAAAATCATGGCGGAAACATTATTTATCTAACTATTCCTGCTGTAATAAATCATTTTGATTTCTATAGGAATTCTGTAGTTCGGTCTTCTAGAACGGTAATACCGGACGCATACTGGAGATTGGACTTTGAGCAGTCCGATCCACAGTTTCCTATGTATAAATTGCTGGATACATTAACGAATACATCTAATGATGTCATGCAATTGTTCAGCAACTGGTTCGACCATGAGTTGGATGAACTTGCTCCCGGCCTTACCGGAACTGAACCTTGGACGAAAAGCACCCTGACGGATCCGACCTTAGCGGATGCGGGGAACATGGATTGGCTCGCCCAATTCACTGGCTCCGGACTCAAAGGCAATATTGTTGGAACCGATCAGCCGGCAGGAACCGCTCGAGATTTCTATACCGCTTCAACCGATATTAACGCCTTTCTACAATGGCAGTTGGAAAATTCGTATTACGGAAGGGGGGCCGGCACGCGAGAAGCGATGATATCTGCGGCTCAACGGGTGCTTACGGGAAACAAAGATGTGGCACTCATCCCGCACTTTGGTACCCATGCTTGGAAAATCCAGGTGCAAACACTCCGATCCGAAACACAAGATTTCGATGCAAGCACCTTTAGTTCTGATGACGTTTTAGATGCCGTGGCCCAAGCCTCCCCAATGGGGTATGAGATATTTCATATGGCGGTTCTGTTCTTTGCCTTTACGTTGGGCAATGTCGGTCTTGGTCGGCTGGGACTGGGTGTGCTGGGTGGACCGGGCGGGTATGTCCCGCCAGATGCTCCAGGAAGCCTGAGTATTTCTGCCGGCGGCACTCCGTCAACCGAACTAACTCTCACCTGGCCCGCCCCCGCGTACAACGGTGGGGACGTGGTTTCGGCTTATCTGATTCGGCGAGACGGTTCGATCATTGTCGCCAACACGGGCAGCACGAACCTGACCTACACCGACACGGGTCGGTCACCGGGCACCGCGTATTCCTACACGGTGGCAGCGATCAACGGCGCCGGTGCCGGTGATCAAAGTCCCAGCGCATCGGGAACCACCGATCCGATTGTTTCGAATGCCCCAACGAGCCTGACGGCTGCGGCGGGATCTACGCCTTCCAGCATGATCAACCTGTCGTGGGTTACTCCTGTCTATACCGGTGGAGCGGCAATCGTCGGCTACCAGATTACGGAGAACCGTGCTGGGGCTGGAGATGTGGTGATTGTCAGCAACACGGGCAGCACCGCCACCACATACGCCAGGACCGGATTGGACCGTGCTGTTTCGCACACCTATTCGGTCAAGGCAATCAACTCTGCGGGCGTTGGCGCAGCCAGCAACACTGCCGTGCTCACAACTGCCGCCGAACTTCCGGGTCCTCCAACTGGTCTCACTTTGACTGCCGGATCGCCTGCCATGACGGTAATCAGTCTGTCGTGGACTGCTCCAACCGAAACCGGTGGGGCGGCCATTTCCGGCTACCGGATCAAGAAGAATGGTTCGATAGTTGTGGCCGACACCGGTACGACAGCGACGACTTATTCGGCTACCGGTTTGACCGCTGGCGCAACGTATACGTTCGCGGTGGCGGCCATCAACTCTGCCGGTGCCGGTGGGGACAGCAACGTACCGTCACTGACTACATCGGGATCGTAATCGTCCGCTACCTCGCATCCTAAGTGTTACTCTGTTAGTTAATAGGAGGCTCAAACATGCCATCAAGAGGAATTAAAACCTGGACAACCGGTGACGTTTTGCAGGCTACAGATGTCAACGAATACCTGGCCGAACAGGCAGTTATGGTATTCGACGACTCTTCAGACCGAGACTCCGACCTTGCAGCAGGCCCTGGAGCAACTGAAGGTATGACCGTATACCTGAAAGATGTCAACCAAATCACTTATTACGACGGTTCTGCATGGGTTCGTATGGGAACTTATGCCGAAGTTCAGGCTGTTGAGAGTCGTGTTCCGCGCATGTTGATCTACATGGAAGTCTACTGATTTCTCGAAGGTGGTAAAATGGAAGGCGAGTACCCCATAAGGTACTCACTGTCACATCCACCTTCGAAAGGCTACCTCCATGAGTTTTTGGAAAGATGCAATCGAACGGGCTGCCCGAACATTTATCCAGGCTTACCTGGGTGTATGGATGGCAACCGGAGCGGATTTTGATGGGTTCAGTAACGTCGATAACCTCAAAGCAGGTGCTGTCGCCGTTGCCCTTTCTGTTGCTATGGCAATGGGATTCAAGGGTGTTGGACCCAACAAGGATTCGGCTTCGACCGTTTAACCAACGAACTAAGCCATTGGGGCCGCTTTCCTCATCTACAATGTGGGTAGATGATCAAGGAGAGCGGCCTTAATGCTTGCTGGAACTTACAACATGCTGACCGAACAGGGGTCAACGATGTATCGAGTGATTAGTCTCGAATACCCCGATTTAGCCAATGACCCTTCAGGTGAAACATACCTGCCCTGGGATCTAAACGGCTATACCGCACGCATGCAGGTGCGCAGGCTAATAGAAGATGCAGCCTACATGATTGAGATCACTACTGAGAATGGTGGAATCGTCGTCGAATCGTTGGGCAGTGCGGACAAAGGAAGAATTGATCTCCTCATGACGGCCACACAAACCGCAGCACTTGATTCGAACGGAGTTTACGATCTTGAGATCATCGACACTGGTGCAACGGGAACCGTTTCTAAAGTAATCAAAGGAACATTTACTTTGATACCTGAGGTTACCCGATGACGACTAATAACGTCACCATCGATGAAAGCACCGCCAATCAAGTTATTGTTGACTCAGAAACCGCCAATCTGGTTGCAGTGCGAACTGGCGCCGTTCCGTCAGTAGCAATCATTCGCCGGTACACACATACACAGGCAGTCCCTGCCACCACATGGGCAATCGTCCATGATTTAACAGGAAAACCATCAGTTACTATCGTCGACACTTCGGATACCCATGTTGTCGGTGATGTAACATATAACAGCACGACCAGTATCACTGTGGCGTTCACGGCAGCGTTCGCCGGATACGCGTATTTGACATAAGGCAGGGCAAATGGCCACAAAGTTCGTTACCAATCTTGACCTTAATCAGAACCAGATTCTGAACGGTCGACTCGAGGCACTCGCGTCTGATCCTGCTTCTGGCAACTTCGAAGGTCGGATGATTTACAACACGACCGAAGATGTTATTAAATTCTATGCTGGTGCTTCGTTCCGGAAAACAATTCACGCCCTTGCCAGTGGTACGAATGCGCTGACCGTTTCCGAAGCCAACGGTACGGCCACCTATTCAATTGCGAACGTTGTCAATGGCGGAGATTCCGGTCTTCTGACTGGCGCCGACAAAACGAAACTCGACAACGCCACAAGCACCAACACCAACTCCACTCTCGTCCTGCGTGACGGCAGCGGTCGTATACAGGTTTCGACCCCTTCCGCAGACCTGGATGCCGCCAACAAGGCTTACGTCGACGCCGCCCGCACCGGACTTGATGTCAAGGCATCCGTCGTAGCCGCTACTACGGCTGCCCTCACTCTGTCAAGTGACCTCGAAAATGGTGACACCCTCGATGGTGTAACGCTGGCCACCGGCGACAGGGTTCTGGTCAAAAACCAGGGTACTGGTGCCGAGAACGGCATCTACATCGTCGCCGCTTCTGGCTCACCGAGCAGGTCAACTGACGCTGACTCCAACACGGAGATGACGCCGGGAATGTTCACCTTCGTTGAAGAAGGTACAACGAACGCTGATTCCGGCTGGGTGATGACCAACGACGGTGACATTACTGTCGGCACAACTGCCCTGACCTTCGCCCTCTTCTCGGTTGCTGGCACAATCTTTGCCGGTGACGGCCTCAGTAAGACCGGCGACGTACTCAACGTCAATGTGGCTGGTACCGGCGGCATTGTCATCACCAGCGACGACCTCGAAATCGAAATCGATCCAGGGATCAGTGGTCTGGGTACAAGTGCCAGCGGCCTCGCCCTTCAGGCCGCCATAGGTGGTGCTGGTCTCACCTTCACAACTGGCATTGTTGCAGTTGGGGCCGGAGACGGCATCACGGTCAACGCCAACGATGTCGCATTGGCAACCACCACCGGTGGCGCAGGCCTTACTTTCACCAGCGGCGTCCTCGCGGTCGGATCCGGAGACGGCATCACTATCAATGCCGATGATGTTGCTCTCGCCAGTAGCACCGGCGGCGCAGGTCTAACTTTCACCAGCGGCGTTCTCGCCGTTGGAGCCGGAGACGGCATCACTATCAATGCAGACGATGTTGCATTGGCAAGCAGTACTGCTGGTCACGGCATTACATTCACATCTGGCGTTCTCTCAGTTACCGGTCTCGCTGTCTCGGCTTCCGGTCTGACAACCAGCACGCCAACAACTGCTCGCATTGCGAGCGACACTATCGGCGACGGTAGTGCAACAGCATTTGTGATCACTCACAACATGGGAACACGCGATGTAATCATCCAGGTTTACGACGCGGCCAGTTACGACACGGTTATCGCAGATGTCGTTCGTACATCTACTGACACGGCCACTGTTACTTTCTCCACTGCTCCGGCCAGCAACGCCTACGTCGCTATTGTTACTGGCTAAGGCAATCTCATAGCGCTCTGAGGAGCGCGGATTAGAAAGGTACGGTCGAGGCCGTGGCTCAGAAATTCAAAACCTCTATCTCCGTTGAGGAACTCGCAGCAGCATCGTCGCAGGCGGTCGGGGTCAAGGTCGATGGGGATTCTGAGCCACGAGTCAGGATTGATGCCGGCGGCAAGATCACCTGGGGCTCTGGCGATGCTGCCGGTGATGTCACTCTGTACCGTTCTGCTGCCAACACCCTGAAAACGGATGACGCTCTCGATGCCAGCACCGCCGGTGTTGTCAACCTGGTTACCAGCGGAGAGCCCTCGGGGGCTGCCGCTGATGGAACCATCGCGATCGACACCACAAACAACAAGTTCTATTTCAGATCAGATTCGGCGTGGCAGGAAATTGCTCTAGACACCCTGTCTGCAACGGCAGCAGACGGTGGCTCCTCGGCTTCCTGGGTTCGATTTCACATCAATGCGGATGGCCAAGACTCCACCGTGAATGTCTAAGGAGTAGCCATGGCTGCAATCATTCAGTTTCGTAGAGATACCGCCGCCAACTGGACTTCTAATAACCCCACGCTCGCTGCCGGTGAGATCGGGTATGAAACCGATACCGAGAAGTACAAGATCGGTGATGGCTCTACTACCTGGACCTCTCTTGGGTACACAACTTTTGGTGGCATTCCTCAAATCTTGATCGACGCTAAGGGCGACCTTGTTGTCGGCACGGCAGATAATACGGCTGGGATACTCGCCGTAGGAAGCGATGGGCAGCACCTCGTTGCCGACAGCAGTGCTGCTGGTGGCGTTTCATGGGAAGCCAATACTGAGAGTGTTGAAGACATTGTTGGCGCTCAGTTCGTTACCAACGGCTCCCATTCTGGTATCGCCGCTACTTATGATGACGCTGGCGACGGTGCAATTGATCTGAACGTGGATGACTTCACGATCACTCTTGCTGGCGACTTGAGCGGTAGCGCGACTATTACCGACCTCGCTGACGCCACATTGACTGCAACCATTGTCGCTGACGCAACAGCGTTGGGAACCGACACCACGGGCGACTATGTCGCCAGTCTCGTAGCCGGCACTGGCGTCACTCTCGCTAACAACAGTGGAGAAACTGCAACCCCAACCGTTGCCATCGGACAAGCCGTAGGCGCGTCAGACACCCCCACCTTCGGGTCAGTCACAATCTCCAGTACGGTCGCCAACGCGACACACGCTGCAACCAAGGCCTACGTTGACAACGCCATCGCTGGTCTCGATTGGCACGAGGCCGTCAACTACGCCTCTGCTGCGGCATTGCCGAACACCCCGACCTACGACAATGGGACTGCGGGAGTAGGGGCAACCCTGACTACATCAACACAGGTTCGTCTCGTCATCGACGGTGCAAACGCAACTACCGGAAATCGGGTTCTTGTTCAAGACCAGGCAGCCGGAGCCCATAACGGCATTTATGACGTAACCGCTCAGGGCGCGGCGGGTTCTGCCGCATGGGTACTGACAAGGGCCACCGATTTTGACGGAGCACCCACTGGTGAGATCAAAGCGGGCGAAGCCGCCTACGTTCTGGCGGGTTCCACCAACAGCGGCCAGGGCTTTGTAGTCACATCCATAAGCGACCCGCACACTGTTGGAACAGACGCGATCACCTGGACCCAGTTCACTGGCACTCAGGCGTTCAGCGCCGGTACGGATCTGACGATTAGTGGTAACACTATTAACCACGATGCTTCTGGAGTTTCGGCGGCTTCCTATGGGAGCGCTACTCAGGTTCCCGGGTACACCGTTGACGCTCAGGGTCACTTAACTGCCGCCTCAAACACTACGATTGCCATTCCGTCAACCGCAGTAACGGACTTCACTGAGGCAGTCCAAGACGCAACTGGAGCCCAGGTGGCCACCAATGGCTCTCACACGGGCATAGCGGCCACCTACGACGATGCTGGTGACGGAGCCGTAGATCTTACACTTACTGCCTCTGGCGTCTCTGCGGCTTCCTACGGGAGTGCAACTCAAGTACCTGGCTACACGGTCGATACTTATGGCCGGTTGACAGCAGCATCTAACACAACGATCGCTGTTCCTTCTACAGCGGTCACCGACTTCACAGAGGCTGTACAGGACGTTGCCGGAGCCCAGGTTGTCACCAACGGTTCGCATACTCATCTAACTGCCACCTATGACGATGCGGGTGATGGGGCCATCGACATTGCGCTAAATACCACGGCTGTTACCGCAGCCGCCTACGGAAGCGCTACGCAAGTTCCGGGCTACACGGTTGACGCCTACGGACGTTTGACCGCAGCGGCAAACACCACGATCGCTATTCCCTCAACAGCAGTTACGGATTTCACGGAAGCCACTCAGGACGTTGCGGGTGCCCAGGTGGCCACCAATGGATCGCATACCGGCATTACTGCTACCTACGACGATGCCGGTGATGGCGCTATCGATCTGGCTCTCGTCACAGAGAATGTTCAAGACATCACTGGTGCCCAGTTGGCTACCAACGGTTCCCATACGGGCATCACCGCAACTTATGACGATGCTGGCGATGGGGCGGTTGACCTTGCCTTAATAACTGAAAACGTTCAGGATATTGTTGGAGGACAGTTAGTCACTAACGGTACTCATACTGGTATCGCTGCAACTTACGATGACGCTGGTGATGGAGCCATCGATCTGAATGTCGATGATTTCACAATCACCTTGGGTGGTGACCTTACAGGTAACGTCACGATTACTGATTTGGCTAGTGCAACCCTTACCGCAACAATTGCTGCTGATTCTGTCGCCTTGGGCACGGATTCGACAGGCAATTACGTTGCCACGGTAGCAGGAACCGCAAATGAGGTAGATGTAAGCGGCTCAGGTTCAGAAACCGCAGCAGTAACAATTGGACTTCCTGCTGCCGTTACGGTCACAACCTCTCTTACGACTCCTTTGGTCAACGTTTCTGGTGCGTCCATTGTCATAGAGGGCGCTACGGCGAATGACTTTGAGACCACTCTTACGGTTACTGATCCCACAGCGGACAGAACGATCACCTTCTTGGATGAAACCGGCACCGTCTTTACGACGGCAAGCGTTCAAGCCCTAGCGGACGGTGTTACCGGTACGACTCAATCAGCGAGCGACGCCTCAACGAAACTAGCCACTACGGCTTACGTCGATACCGGCCTTGGTGCTTTGAGTAGCGATTCGATTACTGACGCTGATGCCAACACGAAGATTCAGGTTGAGGAATCAGCCGACGAAAACATCATCCGTTTCGATACCGCTGGTACGGAACGTATGTCGATTGCTGCCGATGGCACAGTAACCATTGTCGGGAATCTGGTAGTCAACGGAACAGAAACAACGATCAGTTCCACAACGATCACCGTTGACGATAAGAACATCGAAATCGGCTCAGTCGCTACCCCGACAGACGTTACGGCTGACGGTGGTGGTATCACCCTGAAGGGCGCTACCGATAAGACATGGAACTGGGTCAACTCCACCGATGCGTGGACTTCCTCAGAGCATGTCGCTCTCGCTACCGGCAAGAGTGTCTACATCGATGGTGTCATCCAACTGTCCAAGAACTCCCTTGCGGCAACTGTAGTTCTCGCTGATGGTGTGATCGCTACTACCCAGTCGGCTGATGACAGTTCGACAAAGGTCGCGACTACAGCGTTCGTAATGACGGAGGTCGGTGACTACCTGCTGACTGCTACGGCGGCCAGCACTTACGCTCCGTTGGCTTCTCCAACGCTCACTGGTGTTCCTGCTGCTCCAACTGCAGCAGCAGATACGAACACGACACAGATTGCCACTACGGCTTATGTCCAGACAGAACTGGGTGCTCTTAGTAGTGACTCAATCTCAGATGCTGATAGCGACACGAAGATTCAGGTTGAAGAGTCCGCAGACGAAGACAAGATCAGGTTTGATGTTGCAGGTTCAGAGTTCGCTGTCATGGACGGCTCTACTGTGGATGTCACCGGTAACGTCATTTACAACCTTGCCCGTGAGACCCAGACTGGCACTACCTACACCTTTGTGGCCGGTGATCGTGGCAAGTACGTCACCATGAACAATGCCTCGGCGTCCACTTGTACCGTTCCCCCGAACAGCGGTGTTACTTTCGCTGTTGGAACGCAGGTGCAGGTCATCCAGTTGGGCGGAGGCCAGGTAACCATGGTTGCCGGTTCTGGTGTAACGTTGCGTTACACGCCGGGTTTGAAACTTAGGGCTCAATACTCGTCTTGTACTTGCATTAAGATTGCTACAGACGAATGGATCGTTATCGGCGATCTAGATGACTGATAAGAGGGTTATTCTATAATGGCTGGAGAACCGAGGGATCAGGGTCCCCGGAAAGAAGAAGTCCCCAACATTGTTGGGCAGACGGCCACTAACGCCAACTCTCAGATCACTTCAGCCGGGTTCGATGTAGGAACGGTATCGGAGACACCCGCCCCTTCGGGAAACCCGGGGGTAGTAGACAATGTTGTCAGCCAGGTGCAGACGGCTGGCAACATCATGGTGTTGTCGACAGACATCGACTACACCAAATACAACCCCCACTTCCCGCCGTACTTCCCACCGTTCTTTCCGCCTCACTTCCCCCCATTCTTCCCACCCTTCTTTCCGCCTCACTTCCCCCCCTTCTTCCCGCCCTTCTTCCCACCTCACTTCCCTCCATTCTTCCCACCGTTCTTCCCCCCATTCTTCCCCCCATT